GGTTGAGGGCAACAGGTTCCAGGTTACTGCCAACGGCCCTGACGCTGCCATTGAGATTGAGGCAGCGGGAGTAAACGGCCTGACGGTTCGCAACAATGTCTTCCACGGAGCCACTGATGCAAATGCTTGGGATGTTGGTGCCATCAACTCTGGCGTTGCTCACACTGATTGTCTGATTACTGGCAACATTTCGACATTCGGGCCGGCCATCATATTCTCGGCAGCTGCTCTGGGGATGATTTCTGGAAACCACATGGGCGAAGGCACCCTTGGTTCGATGCTTGACCCTGGTTCTACCATGTGTTCGGAAAACTACGAGGCTGATGCCATAGATCAGACCGCACGGCTATTTCCAACCACGGCAGCATCGTAGGAAGGGAGAATGGCCCATGGCCGTATCCAAGGCAGCAGAAGAGTTTATCAAGCACGAATGCCAGGAGCACGGCAGGACATCTGCGGAGGTTGTGCGTCGTTGGGGAAAGACCTATCCCAACGACGTGTTTACCAAGTCCGAAGCAGACGCCGTGCTTGGCATCAAGCCCGCAAAGAAGGCCAAGAAAGCGAAAAGGGGCTAACCTATGGCCGCACCCACACCATCCACGTATAGCAGGAATGTCGGACACGGAGGCTTTATCAGCTGGAATGCCGTGTGGACAGACGGGAACCAACTCACGGACACCGTTGTGCTCGACCTCTCCGCTCTCGAATACACCAGCTCGTTGACTATCCAGCGTGTTGCGTGGATGGCAACGGCCGGCATCACGTTTACGCTGGAGTTCGATGATGACTCCTCTGACGAGTTTATCCTCTCCAGCGCTCTTGCGCCAACGGACCAGCAGGATATAGACTTCACCTGGAATGGCCTGGATGGTGTGGTGATGACGGCCACAGGAGGGACGGGCGATTTGCTCATTACCACCCTGTCGGCAGCCGATGCTGATGAAATCAACTTGTTCGTATGGTATCGGGTCGATTAGTTGAACTAAGTTCTCAGACAACGGCACTACGGGGACGCTCATGCCTACAGAGACGGTATCTGTGGGCATGAGCTTGCCGCCGACTACGACAAGCACATCAACAAATATATCTTCGAGGAGCTTATGCGATGAACGTCATGATGCGCCTGATGACTCGCGGTGACGCTATGCCCTCGTCAATAGCGCGCATGCAATGGTGTCGCTCCCATGGCTGGGATGCTGACATGCACGTCAACAAGGTGGGCATAGACATCGCACGGTCGGAGGTCATCGCCAAGGCCCGCGAGAGCAATGCCGACTACCTCATTATGGTTGATGACGATGTCGTCCCTACTGATCGGATACTCAGGCTCCCCGAGCACGGTGTTCCCGTAGTTTCGGGGTGCGTGCCCTCCTGGAGTTTCGGCAAGCTCTTCTGGTGCATCTTCGACCTTGACGAAGACGGCACCTACAGATCCGTTACAGACTTCACCGAAGACCATTCGCTACAGCAGGTATACTCAGTGGGGGGAGCGCTTCTATGTATCAGGCGCGATGTCTTAGAGGACACGTCGCAAGATCCCCTGTTTCTGTTCCGGCGAAACTCCGACGGGACAGTGGCGCACTTCGGCGGCGAGGACTGCCACTTCTGCCAGAAGGTCCACAGGATGGGATATCCGATTTACGCAGACCCGGGGATGGTGGGGGAGCATACGCCACGCATCGAGCTGGTCAGAACACTGGTGGAAAATGCAGATCCTAATACCGACGGTGGGCTTATCACCGTGGCTCGCTACGACACTCGCCAGTATGGTTGCGAGCTACCCGTCAGTGACTCCTACCGTCGTATGCGCGAGCAGCGACGCGGAGACGACGGACCTCCTCCTGAGCCAGCCGTGCAGCCCCCTGTTTCCGAGCGAGCCACTAACGTGGACGGAGGCAGTGAACTACGGGCTGCATCATTTGGGAGACGAGGATGATGTCGTAGTCTGCAATGACGACATTGCCATACTTACACCGCAGTGGCTGGACGTATGGCAAGAGCACCTCGACACCAAGCGCGGAGCAGTGGGGGCCATAGGCCCCATTAGCAATAACGTCTTGAACATGCAGAGGATCGGATACCGTGCCGCGGAGATTCAGGCACTTCCATTCATCAGCTTCTTCTGTGTTTGTCTGGCAAAAGAAGCCCTGCAGGCGGTGGGTGGCCTGGATGAGCGTTTTGGCAACGGCCCTTTTGACGATCTGGATTGGAGCGAGAGAGCCAAAGCCGAAGACTTCATACTTCTTGTAGACCGGAGGGTGTGGGTGTGGCATTACGGGAGCCAGTCAATGGAGAGGTCGCCGGATTCCCAGGACAGGGCGGCAGCCCGAGCCTTGTTGGTGAAGAAGCACCCGACGGTCGAGGAGCATCTTCCCCCAACTTAAGCGTGCCGAAAGATAAGCTGTTCGAGATAGAGAAGCGCTTTCAGAGCATGGCGGGGCATTTGAGAGAAGCGCAGAAGGCTCGCGACCATTGGTATAAAAAGTGGTACACGGAAACTAACCAGGCAGAGAGGGTGGAGTAAATGTCGCTATCGCTTGGAGATTCTGTAAACAGGGGCCTGCGGGTTATTGGTGATCCGGATGTCGCCTCTTTCACTTCTACAAACCAACTCCAGAACCTCCTTATCGACGCTGCCAATGAGGCGGTCCACGACCTTGTCGAGGCTGCCCGCTTTCGGTGGGCTTTGTTTCGTGACCAGATTGTCACCAAAGACGACCTGACGACGGGCCGCGTATCTGCAACCAACGGATCTACGACGGTTACCTCCCTTGACGACGACAATGCAAACGCCAACAACTTCACAAATGTGGCTGCCGGCGACTTCATACGCATAGGCGCGGACCTCACATCCTACGAAGTATCCACGATAAACACGGCCTCTTCTCCCGATACGCTGGTGCTTGCCGACAGCTACGTTGGAACGACAACGACGGGGTCGGCATATACCATCCTCAAGGACGTCTACGCCATAAGCATTGCCAGCCTCGATGAGATTCTATACTTCTCCTATGGTGACAGTGCCAGCTTCACTGGCGGCGATGAAATCAAGCAGACCTCCATACAGCATATCAACGACCTGTCGGGTGGTGACCTCCACCGGGATACGAGTGGTACGCCCTCTTGGTGTACGCAGATAGGCGTCGATACCTCTGACAACCCGCGGTGGCTCTTCTGGCCCTATCCCAAGGACGCCTACCTTATTACGGCGTGGGCTACGCTGAAGTGGACATCCAACACGATATTCGCCACTAAGATGTTCGGCGGCGACGCCCCGGATATAGCCTATGACGCCGTGGCCCACAAGATCAAGGAGCGGGCGTGCCTCTATGATGAGGACCACGCCCAGGCGGGGTATTGGGGACAGCAGTATGAGCGGGCACGTATGCAGCTGGTGGCGCGGGAGCAGAGGAAGTACCGCGAGGGAACGAATATGACCGTGGAAACATACAGACGCAATACCATGCGGACCTATGGCATAAACACGCAGTCGTCCATTCTCTTTGACAGGGTATCGTGAGCTACGGGGCCATCACAGTTCCCGCCACGACCAACGGAATACAGATCGTTGCCGCGAACAAGAGGCGCACGGAACTGCGCGTCTTCAACAACGGAAGTGCCACCATCTTTCTTGCTGAAAACAACAGCCTGACGACGAGCACCGGATACCCTCTTGCTAGTGGGAAAGAGAGGGTGTGGAAGATGGAGGGTGCCGCATGGCCAGACCGCGATGCCCTGTTGTATACGGGTGCTGTCTTTGGCATTGTCGCCTCGAGCACCGTAGACCTGCGATACTGGGAAACCGATGATACGGGGGCTATCTAAATGGCGACAAGAGGACAAAGAGGCTATGCCGTAGAGCGCCATTACGACTTTGGGCAGGGCATATACCGCCAGACCTCACCCATTGATCCGAAGTTTCCCGACGGGGCCGTCTTCAATGCTATGAATATGGTCTACGATGGGGATACCAATAACCTTCAGTCTATGTATGGATCTTCGGAGCTCGGCAGTGCCGCGGGGACGCACGCCATCAACGGCCTCTTCGATTACCACACCGGAACGAAGCTGATAAAAACAAATGAGAACGGGGACATCTATCAGTGCAATACCGGGACGTGGGCAGCTGTCAGTGGAGCGCGAGCTACGGGCAACAACGCCACAGAAGGCACCCGGTGGTATGGGGAGATGTTCTACGGTCAGACGACAGGTGAAAACCTGCTGATCCTCTGCAACGGCATTGATGCTCCTCTTCGCTATGATACGACGAATGGAGCTGTGAACCTCGATGGCAGCCCCCAGAGCACTGGCAACTTCCCGACCGCCTGGCAGAGCCGCTTGTGGACGGCCTCGGGGTCCACGCTCGCATATTCGGCTGTCGATGACTGTGAGGACTGGTCTACGGCTGGCGGTGGTGGCACGATCAGCGTATCGCGAGGCTCCGATGGTGACATCCTGGGAATTTCGGCCTTCGCCAATCACCTCTTTATCTTCAAGCGCAGCAGCGTCTACCGCATTCCGCCAACGCAGGTTTTTTCGAGCCTCTACATCCAGGAGGTGACGGGCGTCAATGGGCTGGTGAGCGGCAAGACCCTTGTGGAGGGCGAGATAGGGGACCGCAATGTCCTGATGTGGATGAGCGAGAATGCCATTGAGGCCATAGGTCCCAGCAATGCCACGGGAGGCTTTGAGCCTTTCGAGGTATCGCGATGGATCGAGCCCCTCTATGACAACCGGAATATTACGTCAATGGGTACTGCCTGGAGCAACTACAACATGGGACGCAAGGAGTTCTATGGCTTCGTGCCGTGGGGCACCAAGACTGTGCCATCGGTAGGCTTTATTGGGAATATGAGCCGCGCCGGCAAGGCTCCGCGGTGGACGCAGATGAACCGCAACAACCTGACGGCGGGCGTAGTATTCAACGGAGATGCCAGCCAGTCAACATCGGCGACCCTCGATAACATTCAGTATGCTGGCGACAACAGTGGCAAGGTGTATCGCATGCACGACACCGCCACTGCCGTGAATTTTCAGTGGGACGGGTCTGCAGTGCTGTCGCAGTTCCAGACGAAATACTACCTTCAGAATGCTCCGGGTCACATGAAGCGCTACGGGTGGACCTTCGTGTCTGCCGACAAGATTGGTGGCAACACGGTGAACGTAAACCGCATTCTTCTGCGCCAGGGGCTGCCGGTGGTGGTTGCTGGCAACGAGGTGCCCTACACCATCACGGGCGTCAAAGGCTGGGGCGACGGGGAGTGGGGTGTGGAGCCGTGGGGTGGTGCCGGCGTGGCGGGAGAGCGCATTCGCATGACCAGCGCCAATCGGGGAACGGGTTTGAGCTTGATGGTGAGCAGCAACCACTTTTTCAGGGTTAAGGGCGTGTCTATCAGCAGCAAGATGCTGAGTGACAAAATCGCCGCCTAATAAGGAGACACCATGGCAACTGCCGTACGCGACTCCATGACCGACAACAGTGTGAAGGATGGCACCGGAGATCCTATTGAGGGGTCTGAGGTTGACGCCAACCCGAATACTCTTGCCGACATCCTCGATGGCACTTCAGCCGTAAACCTTGGAGGTGCCGGAACTGTCAATGTCGTCGGGCCTACTGTCATCAAAAATACGCTGACGGTTGGTGTTAATGATACGGGCCATGATGTAAAATTGTTTGGTGCTTCTGCCGGGGCTTTTATGGAGTGGGACGAGTCTGCCGACGAGCTTGAGATTCGCGGTGCCACGGCGGCGGGACCGGGGAAGCTGCTTATCTCTACGGGGGAGCTTACCAATGTAGACGGTGGGATTCTGGGAAGGATAGACTTCCAGGCACCCCTCGACTCTGCCGGCACCGCTGCCATCCTTGTGGCTGCGAGTATCTGGGCCGAAGCCGATGATACCTTCGCTTCAGGGCTTAATGACGCGGACCTTGTCTTTGCGGTATCCGAGTCGGAGACGGCGGTGGAGCGCATGAGGTTGGCGTGGGACGGCACAACCACGGAACTCAACTTCCCACAAGTTTGTAACATATCATCCGGTGGAGACATCACCCTGACGGCTACAGGCGATGTAAATCTGCCCGCCAATGTAGGCATGACTTTTGGTAATGACGGTGAGAAGATAGAGGGCGATGGCACCGACCTGACGATTGCCGGGAACAACATAAACCTGACGGCAGTGGCGGATATTGTTGTTCCGGCGGATGTGGGCATTACCTTCGGGTCCGGCGAGAAAATAGAAGGAGATTCCACAGACCTGACGGTCACGTCTGGCGGGGCTATTAATCTTACGGCGACTACGGATATCGTCGTTCCTGCGAACGTAGGTATCACCTTCGGGGACGATGGCGAGAAGATTGAGGGTGATGGCACCAACCTCACGGTAGCCTCCAGTGGTCTACTGACCCTTACTGCTACGGGGAACACGGTGGTCACCAACAACGCTTTGGTGAGTGGAACCCTGACCAGCACGGGTGTCCTGTCTGTTGATGATACCACAGAGTCTACGTCTTCGACGACGGGTTCCATACACACAGATGGCGGCGTGGGTATCGCCAAGGACCTCATACTGAGCGGCACTTCTCAAGTGTTCATCGGGGACACTGCCAACGCCAAGCAGACCGTGGGCCTCACCATTAACGGCGTTGCCACCGACGATGAAGCTGTTTCTCTCAAGTCTTCTACCGACATAGCCCACGGCATCACCGACATTACGGAAACAGATACGTGGTACTTTCTGGCCAAGAACAGCCCCACGGCAGGGGGCGCAGCTATTGCGGGGCTTTCGGAAGGAACGGTAGCTATTGAGATTGAGGGCTACATCACTACCGCCGACACCAGCGACACCACCGGTTCCTCTGGTGCCATCACGGACCGCACCTTCCTGAAGTCCGGCACGGGAACTGCCGATGTAGGGGCCACGGGCAACGTCTATGCTTTCAAAAATAACGCCACGGCACTGCTGGTGATAAAGGGCAACGGTGCCCTCCATGCCACAAACATCACCTCGGGGTCTGGCGATCTTGACGGTGTGCAGCTTGACAATGAAGACGATGTGGGCCTCATTCGTACTATGGAGCGGCACACACACAGCGATGCAGGCGTGGTGATGACGAAGTGGGATGACGAAGTGACGGCAAATGAAGCTGATCTACGGAGGGTGGGTGTTCTGGTTGGAGATTTTTACAGCATCCAGAGATACCAGTCTCTGCTTGGCGGTGGCATCTGGCAGAATCGCGTGCGTATGAACGGCCTTGCTGAAGCTATAGAGTCACGAATACTACAACTGGAGTCCAAAATCAAACTATTGGAGGCAGCCTGATGGCTACAAACACGAATTTGAAAAGCGCCCTCTCTTTTGGCGCTGACAACGCCTTTGGGATTTCGGCAAAGACAACGGGCAACGCCTCCTTGCTGCGGGCACAGGCGTGGTTTGAGGCGAAATACAGCGAGGAACTGACAGCGGTGAGTCGTGGTGGTGCTGGTGAGTCTACGGCCGACGACCTTGCTGCCTATTTGTGGCGACAGATAGCAGGGCAGGTGAAGAGCTATGAGCGTGGCGTCTCCGAAGCTGCAGTCACACAACCAGGAGAATTCTAAGGCATGACCAAGGGAGAACTGGAGAAGCAGGGAGCAGAGATACAGACACAGTTGAACGACCTGGGCATCGACCTGCTATCCAAGAATCAGATGGGCGTCAAGCTCCTCACTCAGCAGGAGTTGATAGCCATTAGGATCAAGGACGGGGACTACGAGACTGAAATCCCCGAGCCTGACCCGATTGGCACTGAAGTCATAGACAACGACGTATAAGGGGGTGCAGGTGGAATTTTTGACGGCACATCTGGAGATGTTCGTGATCGGCTTCTTCGTTCTCGAAAAGGTCGTGAAACTGACTCCGACGCGGTATGACGACATCGTGTTCGACATGCTGCTCAGTCCGATTGCGGAGCGGCTCGGTATCAAAAAAAAAGCCGACGCCTTGGACTCGCAGTCGAGGTAGGGAAGTCGCTTGTGCCGAGACCGGTGAGAGGAGTTGGGGGGGTGTTAAAGAAGGTGTGGAGGCGAA